ATTCAGAAACGTCGTAAACCATTTACAGTTGATTATACTGGATTTGGATGGGTGCTGATTAAGAAGGGAGTATTTGAAAGTCTTGAGTATCCTTGGTTTGCACCGAAGATGCAGGTCTTTGAATCTGGAGAAGTTCAAGATATGTGTGGAGAGGATGTTTCATTCTGTCTGGATGCGAAAGAGCAAGGATATGAGATTTGGTGTGACCCTTTGATTCGAGTTGGTCACGAAAAGACACGAATCATCTGATAAGTGTCTAGAAGGTATTTCTTGACCTTCTTTGAAACGTTATGATAGAATGTCTCTATAAGGTTTGTATCGTCTTATAGAGGCATTTTTATTGGCTTGAGAGACTTTATAAAAACCCCCTTATAAAAACCGTTAGATGGAGAACTAAAATGGCACAAAAGAGTCGGAAGGATATGAAGATTGAGAGTATTCCGAAGAATACTCGACAAGGTGAAGGTAGAAATACTAAATATGCTGCTACGAGTCGCAATGGGGCACGTAAGAAGTACCGAGGTCAAGGCAAAGCATGAGTCAATTGATTGTAAATTTGCCCGCACAAAAAGTGTGGATTCGCAAAGAATATCTTCGTGATTTTCAAGATGGATATGGAGAATTTGTAGAGGGTGTTTGGATTTCGGCAAAGTCGATACCTGGACGCTCTTTTTATTTCGAAACATATTTGCCAGAATATGGTGCATTATATGATAAATTGCCAATTTCTGCATTTGTCTCGTCTCCAAAAAATCCAGAACTAGATTTAGACCTTCCCAACTTACAATTTTGGGACTGTATGAGTTACGGAGTTGTGTGCGTTCAGAAAAAACATATCGGTGAATTAGATTTTGAAGTTCGTACAAGAGATTTTGGTCAACTTAAAGGTCAATACTTGTTCAGTTTAGATAATTACCACCCATATAATGATAAAATTGATTGTGGCACTAGCGAAATGCCAGAAGAGCATAAGTCTCATAACTGTATTATGTTAGAAAATGGGCAATTTGTGCTATATCCAAATAATAGAATGAGACTTTATAGTCCATCTAGAACACCAGAAACTCCAAAAACACCAGATTTTAAAATTTCAACAAAAATTTATAGTACAGAAGTTGGATTAAAGTGGTCAAGATTGGGAGATACTGACGAATATTTTTGGGAAACTCCTCAAGAAAAACAAAATAAATAGATTTTTTGCTCGATATTGAATTGGAACAGCACTCAATGGGAAAACACCTACTTTTAGAGGTGTATAATGTTAATTTTAACCTTTTAAATGATGTAATATCTCTTCAAGAAACAATGGAAAGAGGTATTGAACGTGCAAAAATGACAATTTTAAACATTTTTTCTCATTGCTTTCTTCCTCAAGGATGTACAATTGTAATTGCACTTGCAGAAAGTCACGTTTCTTGTCATACTTGGCCAGAAAATGGGTGCATTGCGATTGATGTTTATACCTGTGGTGATGGAAATCCTAAAATTATTGCAATTGAACTTTTAAAGTACTTAAATTCAGAAAAATATAACCTTAAATTCATTGATCGTTAAATACTTAAAGGAGATAGCAACCTCCTTAAAAGTTCTGTTTTTAAATTTAAAAACAGAGGAGCTAAAATGTCATTTTACCAAGTTGATCGAGATAAAAATTATATGAGAGAAATGTGGGGAACTGCAAGACTCATCACTGATATTGATACAGAAAAACCAAAGAGAGTAATTCAAGAGATTATGCACGATAATGCTCCAAAGCATAATCTAAAAAAACAAACTGAATTGCATGAAAAAATCAGAAATGATGAAGATTATGATGATTGGGACTATGGAACTGAACCAACATACGGAAAAATGATTTAAAAAGTATTATAGATATATTAAATATACTCATTGTTTAAATGCTTAGTATTTCTAGAAGTTTTAAGGACATTAGTTTGTCTTTTTCTAGACATCCAGTGACAAATGACATTCTTATATTAAGAAATGAGGATGCAATTAAAAAATCTGTTATTAACTTAGTCAGAACTCGTATTGGTGAGAGGTTCTTCAATAATTTATTGGGAACCTCTGTTGATAATTCTTTATTTGAACTAAATGGACCAGAAGTTTCGACAATACTTGATGAAGAAATTAAAACAGTATTAAGTAACTTTGAACCAAGAATTGTAGTAAGAGATGTAATTGTCGAATCCATAGAAGATTCAAATGAATTAAATGTAAAAATTTCTTATGATATTGTTGGACTTCCATTTCCTCCTCAAAATATAGAGTTTCTTTTACAACCAACTAGAATATAATGTCCTTCAATAATTTCACAAATCTAGATTTTAATGATTTACGTACTCAGATAAAGGACTATCTGAGATCGAATAGCAATTTTACGGATTTTGATTTTGAAGGTTCTAATTTTTCAAGTTTAATTGATATACTAGCATACAACTCTTATATCACTGCCTTCAATACAAACATGGCAGTGAATGAATCCTTTATTGATAGTGCAACTCTTCGAGAAAATGTAGTCTCTCTTGCACGTAATATTGGATATGTTCCCAGATCCAAAAGAGCATCAAAAGCAAAAGTTAGTTTTACAGTTAATACAGCAGGGTTAAATTCAAAAACAGTCACTCTGAAGGCAGGAATCGTTGCTTTAGGTGCTGTTGAAAATGGTAATTATATCTTTTCAATTCCAGAGGATATCACAGTAGTAGTCGATAATAATGGATATGCAAATTTTACTGGGATTGATATCTATGAAGGTTCATATTTAACAAAAACATATACAGTAGATAAATCACAATCAAATCAAAGATTTACAATTCCAAATACTGGTGTAGATTCATCTACAATTCGTGTGAAAGTTACTGGTGTGATTACGGAAAAGTATCAATCATATGAAAATATTTTCCAAGTAAATAAAGATTCAAAACTTTTTCTGATACAAGAAATAGATGATGAGAAATATGAGATTCTATTTGGTGATGATGTTATAGGGAAAAAACCAATTAGTGGAAGCACTATTTTTATCAGTTATATTATTACCAATGGAAGAGATGCAAATGGTGCAGCAAACTTTACTTTTTCTGGAATTTTAACTGATAATAATAGCACTTCAATTACAAACAATATTTCTTTATTAACTACTACACAATCATCAGAAAATGGTGATGACATCGAATCAATTGATTCAATTAAGTATCTTGGACCTAGGGTATATGCATCACAATACCGTGCAGTAACGGCAAATGACTACAAAGGTCTAATCCCATATATATTTCCAAATGTAGACACTGTAACAGCATATGGTGGAGATGAGTTAGATCCACCAGAGTACGGTAAAGTTTATATTTCAATTAAACCAAGAAATGGTAAATATCTTTCACAAATTACAAAAGATAGTATTAAAAAAGATTTAAGACAATATTCAATTGCTGGAATTAAACCAGAAATTATTGATTTGAAATATATGTATGTTGAGTTGGATACAACAGTTTACTATGATAAAAGTACTACAATAGATCCAAATAATTTACAACTAAGAGTTACAAAAAATTTAGAATCTTATAGTAAATCAACTGAATTGAATAGTTTTGGTGGTAGATTTAAATATAGTAAAGTTTCTTCTTTGATTGATAATACAAGCACATCTATTACTTCAAATATTACTAAAATTAAAATCAGAAGGGATTTGCAACCTGAGTTTAATAAATTAGCAACATATGAAATATGCTTTGGAAATGAGTTTCATATCAAAAAATTAAATTCTGATGGTAGAGGGTATAATATAAAATCGACTGGATTTACAGTGCAAGATGTAAGTGGAACTTTGTATATGAGTGATATTCCAAAAACTGATGAAATTGGAACTATATTTTTCTTTAAATTGGTTGATGGTGTCCCTGTAATTGTAAATAATAATGCTGGAACTGTGGATTATATGAGAGGTGAAATTAAATTGACCACAATCACATTCACATCATCTACAAGCACTGCTGGTATTGAAATAGAAGCAATACCAGAGTCAAATGATGTCCTTGCGTTGAAGGATATATACTTGGAACTAGATACTACTAAACTTAATGTAAGTGTGCTAGAAGATGTGATTACATCTGGTGAAAATACTTCAGCAACACAATATGCGGTCACATCAAGTTACGTAAACGGAAATTATACAAGATAAGATGTCGGAAATCAAAAGAGTAAAAATTCAATCTATTGTTGAATCACAAATTCCAGAATTTTTGAATGATGATTCACCACTTTTTAGAGAATTTTTAGAGCAATACTATATTTCTCAAGAACATCAAACTGGTGTTGTAGATTTAGCAGTCAATTTACAACAATATAAGAGTATTGATAATTTTAATACTGAAACATTTTATACTACAGCAGTTCCTTGTATCTTAACAAAAGATGTAACATCTTTTGATGATGTAATTGTAGTCAATCATACAATTGGATTTCCGCAAAAATATGGTTTATTGAAAATTGATGATGAAATTATTACATATACTGGTATTACTACAAATAGTTTTACTGGATGTATTCGTGGATTTAGTGGGATAGACAAACATTCAAATAATGATTCTTTTGTATTTTCATCTACTGATTCTACATCACATAGTGTTGATGGAACAGTAACGAATTTAAATTTATTATTCTTTAATGAAATATTTAAAAAGTTTAAAACTCAATTTTTACCTGGATTTGAGGATAGACAGTTTGTAACAGGATTAAATTTAAAAAATATTTTATCTAGAGCAAAAGATTTTTATATTTCAAAAGGAACTGATACTTCTTATAAAATTTTATTCAATGTTCTTTTTAGTAAAAATATTGAAGTTCTCAAACCACAAGATTATTTGTTGAGACCTTCTGATAATAATTATTTGATTACTAAGAATATTTTGGTCGAGCAGATAGTTAGAGATGAAACATTCAGAGTTAATGATTCTGTTTTAAGAAAACAATTAAAAGGAAAAACTATATTTGAAACTTTAAGTAATGGCAAAACTGCTAGTGCTGCTGTTTATAATGTAGAGTATAGACCAGT